GTCCCGGGGAGCCAGTTCTCGCGCGGGCGGTTGCGGGTGGCGCCCCGGTAGCCGCCGCGGCTCGCGCGCCCGCGGCCGCGCTTGCCGTCGCGCTCCATGGCGTCGCGGATCATGCGGCGCCGCCAGGCGCGCGCCGGCGAGAACACCTCGACCGCGCCGTCGACCACGTGCGTCGCGGCATCGCCGGCGACGCGCGGAATCGCAGCCAGGACCGCGCGCGCCGTCTGCACCGCCCGGGTGAAACGCATCAGCAGCCCCCGAACGTGGCGAGGTTGCGGGTGCCGCCCCGGACCGAGCCCAGGAGGGAGAGCAGCTTGTTGCGCGCCTCGATCAGGTCGAGGACCGGCGTGCGCTTCGCGGCGCCCGTGCTGGGCGACTGATACTCCACGACCGGGTCCGTGCCGGCCCTGAGGATCGCCGCGCTGAGGGCCGCGATCTCCGCGTTGAGCTGCTGCTCGGTGAGCGCCATCGGGCAATGTGATGCCCGGGCGTCAAGGGGAAATCACGGATCTCGTTCAGCGCCGCTGAACAGAAATCCGCGGCTACTCGATCAGGAAGACGCCATCGCCCTCAGGGCGGCGTGGCAGATCGCGAGGGCGATGGTCTCCCCGCGGGCTTGCCCAAACCTCTCCGGGTTGCTCCGTCCAACCGAGGCCCGGTGGTCAAACCGGCTGCGTCCCGCGGGGAGGTCAGCTGGCTCGGTCATGCGAACAGCCCGACCAGGGGCACTCGCACGTTGAACTCCCACGCACGCGGGACACGATCGAGCTTCTCCGCGTGCGCAAGCACCGCGGCCTTGAGATCCCGCAAGGCCACGTCGAGCGCCTCGGTGGAGCAGGTGAATGACACCTGGATCACGCTCGGACCATGTCGGCCGGAGAGCGTCGCGCTGCCCAGGGTGACAGGCGCCGACTTCAGGAACTCGGGCAGCGTTCCGGGAGTCTCCTCGACCATGATCTTTCGCTTCTTCATCGCTCCACCGACTTGAACCTGCGCTTGCAGAACCGGCAGCAATGGTAGCGCACGCCGCCCTCGCGAGAACGGCCTTCGACCTTTCCGGTCGGGCGACCGCAGTGGGGGCACGGCGGCATCGTCAGGTGCCCGCAGTGCCCGCAAGGGTGGATCGCGATGGTGACCACGCCATCTGGTCCAAGCTCCACGGCGGGCGCCGTCGGCGGAACCTCTGGCACTGGCCGGGTTCTCGACGGACGACGGCGCGGCCCGTTCTCGACGAACCCGTCCAGCCACTCCTCGCCATCGCGGTGCCGCATCATCGCCGGTCACCTCGATCCCCGCCGAGCCAGTCGTTGCCCGCCTTCCGATCCCAGAAGTCGCCCGTCTCTCCGGCCGGGCGGCGCCGCCGCGGCGGCCTGGGAGGCACATCCGACCGCAACGACCGCGTGCCGATCATGTGGCCGGCTGCCCACGCATAGACCTCGCAGTCCAGGAAGTGGTTCGCGCGATGGCCCGGCTTGAGCACCCACTCCTCGAGGCCGCTCCGCTTGTTGCGCCGGTTCACGATGGCGACCTTGTGCTCGCTCGAGAGCTGCTGCAGGTAGCCCGCCGGCGGGTCCCTGTGCACGTGGAAGCGCCCGACTCCACCAGGCTCAACCTGCACCGCGCGAGCGATGCGGTCCTTGTACATCCCGGTGTTGACGTTCCAGAGCACGAGGCCCCCTGGGTAGCGGGCGCCCGTCACCGGGTGGCGATCGACGGACGTGGGGAAGAACGGCGCGGGGTTCGGCGTGGACTGCCCCTTCACCGGGCGGACGCGATCGCGCCACCGCCGGCAGAGCGCGTACACCTTGTCGGTGTCGTAGCCCATGTCGATGCACGCCAGGCGCACGCGATGCGTGCCGAACGTGCCGCGGCAGATGAGCGCCTCGAGCGCCTCCCAGTCCGGCTGGAATCGCGGCGGCTCGCCCGGCTGCTGCACGGCACCGGCCTTCTGCAGGAAACCGCCGGCGATCAGCCAGCTCTCCTCGTCCTTGCCCCAGCCGCGCACCACGAACACGAGCCGGTCCTTCTGGACGTCGACGCCGGCGGTGAGCGCGACCACGCCGGCGGGCACGACCTTGGCCTCGTAGCTCTCGACCAGGCGCGCCACGTCCTCGGCGCGCGTGTCGTTGACCCGGTTCTCCCACACCTCGCCGAGCCAGCTGTTGATGAAGTTCATCAACGCGGCCGGATCGCCCTGGGAGCGGATCCACTCCGCGGCGACCTCGCTCCACCGGAGCCACGGCGAGTACAGCGCGGACAGGTGATAGCCGCGGTGTGAGCTCGGCCGCGCGCCCTCGACCACGCCATCGTCTCGCAGCGTCGCGCACCGTTGCACCCACACGCCGGCGCGCAGCATGCGGGGCTTGTCGGCGTCCGCGATCGCCGCGGCGCAGTGCAGGCAGAAGTACTGCGCCAGGCGCTGGGTCTGCACCTCGTCCGCGGTGCGGTCGTCGGGGTAGCGGATCTGGTGGAAGTCGAGGACCTGGTAGCGCCGGCAGTGTGGGCACGGCACCCAGTAGCGCCGCTGGTCCGATGACTCGAACTCCCGCGCGATGATGCCGGCGCGTGTGGTCGGCGTGCTGCAGACGAAGATCTTGCGGTCCCAGAAGGTGCGCACGCGCTCGCGCGCGAGCTTCATCGGGTCTGCCTCGCGGCCGCTGAACGGCGGGTACTTGTCGACCTCGTCCATGACCAGGACGCGGATCGACTTGCCCGCCAGGTCGCTCGGGCTGTTGGCGCCGGCGAGGTAGATGATCGCGCGCCCGAAGTTGAGCTCCTTCGCCTTCCAGTCCTGCGCCCACCCGGTGATGTGCCGGTTGAGGACCGGGCTCTTCTCGAACAGCGGCTTCACCTTGCGGAGGCAGAAGCTGATCGTGTCCTCCTCCTTGGGCTGCACGATCATGATCGGGCCCGGCGCCTGGTCGACCGAATAGCCGACGCAGTTGAGCAGCGTGCGCGTCTTGCCGATCTGCGTGCTGCTCATGACCGTGAGCTGCTCGACGATGGGATCCGTCCACGCGTCCTGGATCTCGCGGCAGTACGGCGTGAGGTCCACGTTGTAGGGACCTGGCGCGGCGTCGAGCTCGTCGAGCACGACGGACGCGTTGGCCCACTCGCTCACGGTGGCCTTGGCAGGGGGCCGGAGCGCCGACCTCTCCTCCGGCCAGAACACCGCGCATTCAGCGCCTGCCCTTGCCACGCCGGCGCACCTCACCTCGCAGCACCGGATCGTCGCGCGAGTAGTCCTCGAGCAGCTGCCGGTGCTCGGAGCTCAGGATGGCCGAGGCCTCGGCCGGCGTGGTCAGGCCGACCAGCCGCGGCGCGGTCTTGCGCGCGATCTTCTCGAGGCCGCGGCGGAAGACGACGCACCGCTCGGCGAACAGCTTCGCGACCTCGGCGCGCGGGATCACGTCGCCGAGCTCGACCTTGAGCTTGTGCTCCTCGCGCAGCGCCTGTGCGCGCTCGCGACGCGCGCGCCACGCCGCGCGGGTGCCACTGTCATCGTCTTCGTCGTCATCCGCGTCGAGCTCGTCACGCTCGCGGCGCCAGTCGAGGATCGCCTCGGTGTCGAAGCCGTCCGGGCCACGCGGCGGCGCGCCGGCGCGGAGCCACGTCTCGAGCGTGCGCTCCGCGATGCCGAGCTTCCGCGCCGCGGCGCCAATCGTTGCGGCAGCCGCGGGTCCGCGCTCGAGCTCGTCCTGTTTGCGCTTTCGCTTACCAGCCAGGGATGCCTCCTCCTCCGAAGGCGTTTTTCGCGCACAAATCTGCGGATCGACGTCGCGTGCCGACCCGAGAACGGCGTCGGCGGCCCGGAAGGACCCGCCATAATGGCATGCCGCGCCTCATGTTGCCTCTGCCCCGGGGGGCACGACGCCACCCCCCGATGGCCCCGAGCTGGCCGCACCCTCGCGCGCCGCTGCGTCGTCCTCTTCGGTGACCAGCGCGAGCGCGACCTGTGCCGCGACGTCCGGGCTCACACGCGACACGCACAACCGATCGAACACGCGCTCGAAGCGGTGCTCGAGCCGACTCACTTCGATGATCTGGCCTGGCTCAACGTCGTTGCTGTCCATCTACCTGCCTCCCTTCTTGTTGCCCTTCTTCTTGCGTCGCTTCGGTCGAAGCAGCTTGCCCATCGAGTCCTTGATGATCTGATCGATCTGGTCCCTGTGTTCCTTCAGCGCATCCCTCCATGCCTTGGTGGTGGTGAGCGTGACCTGGATCGCCACTCCCTTCTTGGTTGCCATGCTGCTGCTCCTCCTTGGGCACGTGCACTGCCAGCCCTCCACACGCTGGGCATTGCGTGTCTGGCCCTGCTGGCTGCACTGGCCCGACCATGTCGTGCCCGTTCGCACACTTGAAGACCGGCAGCACCGAGAGCATCGCGCCCACGGTCTGGGCCAGCCTGGGCATGTGCCTCACCTGCTGCTCGAGCTGGCCCACCCGCGTCCAGAGCTGCTCGAGGCGCGTGAGCACGAACCGCAGCATCGCGGCCTCGTGCGGGCGCGCCTCGTTGATCGTGCGCTGGATCGCGAACTGCAACGCCACCTGCTCTGGGGTCTCGATCCGCGGCGTTGGGGTCACGGCAGCGTCCACGTGTAGCTGATCCGCGCCAGGGGCTCGTGGATCGCCCGCGCCGCTGCGATCCTCGCCGCGAGCTGCGAGTCCGTGTTCCGCCGCTCGAGCACGCCGATGGACATGAGATCCCAGCGTGCGAAGTCCGTCCCCACGTCGAGCCGGCACAGGGCCGGGTCGAAGTAGTTCGCCGGCGGGTTGCCGCCTGGCGTGGGCATGTACGCGACCGACTGCCGGCAGTCCGCCGTGAACCCGTGCACCAGCACCGTGGTCGCCCATTCCTTGCCCATCGCGACCAGTGGCTCGGCCTCCTGCACCTGGCCAGACATCGCCATCACCCGGGCCATCGCGTCTAGGCCCATCGCGCCGATAGAGTCCTGCCACGGCGCCCAGCTCGCCTGCGTGGGGAACGTGGTGCGCGCGTCGGGCCCGATCACGGTGTAGGGCCGGATCAGCCACCCGGCCTGCCAGCGTTTCCGCCACTCCCGATCGATGCACTGCGTGAACCGGGCCTTCGCGCGCGCCATCAGCGCCAGCGCGTCCTGGTCGCCGGCCGGCAGCCCCGCGATCAGCTGCGCGCACTGCTCGAAGGTCCTGCCCACGTCCCTGCCCGGGCCCGGGTCGTTGGTGGCGTAGTTCGGGTGCGTCGAGGGCAGCGTCCAGCCGGCCAGGCGGTTCTGGACCATCCTCCGGAACATCCGCTCGAGCAGCACAGAGCCCGTCAGCCGGAACTGCTCCGCCCCGTGGATGCCGCCCTGGTGCTGGTCGTCGTACTCGCCCCAGCCGTCGGTGCGCTTCATGGCCGGGTACGTCCGCCCGAGCCGGTCCTGGCTCACGCCGGTCGACCAGTGCGTGGTCTGGCTCCAGGTCACCCAGCGCGGATGGGCCGCCGTGCGCACCCACGAGCCGTCGGCTTCGAAGTAGTGGCCCGGCCGGCAGAAGTCCCGCAGCGCGGCGCGCTGCTGCTTCCAGAGGAGCTTGACCCCGTGCGGGTGCCCGATCGTGGTGCCGTGGCCCGCGGCCCCGAACTCCTCCTGCTCGCCGGTGCTGCCCGGCTGCAGGCTGAGCAGATAGCCGCAGTGCGCGAACGGGTCCTGGTAGGGGTAGCCCTTGTTGAACTCCGCGTCGAGCGTGGCCTGGCTGACCGCCGGCGGCGTCCTGGCCCAGATGCCCCAGGTCTTCCACTCGCCCAGGGCGAAGAGCGGGTGCGCGGCCTGGGCCAGGGCGGTCTGGGTCTCCGGGTGCTGGGGGTTGGCCTCCATCGCGTCGGAGAAGAACGCGAGGACACCGGTCCAGCCCGCGCCCTGGCTGTCGCCGATCAGCTTGTCGGTCAACAGGCGCCGCTCGGGCGCTGCGACGCCTGGCAGGTCGTACACCACGTTCAGGTTGCGGGGGCCGGCATCGAAGCCCAGGTCGAGGGTGATCCGGGTCTGCGCGGCCGCCGGCGACTCGCACCAGAAGCCAAGCTCCCAGCGGATGGTGGCCTGACGGTGGAACACCCCGGTGGCGAGCTCGACGATCCCATCGGCCGTCCGCCCGCCCCAGACCGCCAGCGCCATGCGCGAGGTCGCGGCGTGGAGCGCAATCGGCTGGAGGTTGACCCGATCGCCGTTGACGACCACGTAGGGCTGCAGCGGCCACTTGCTCATGCTCGCGATGATGGCTTCGTGCATCACGAACGGCTCGTCGGTGACGTCCGGGGCCGCGTCCACCGAGCCGGTGAAGTTCGCCGGCACGCTGACCCGGGCGACGTTGAGGCAGCCGATCAGGTTGGTGCGGTAGGTGCCGGGCGTGGCCTTCTCAGACCCGTAGGTGACCCACTCGGTGCGGGCGTACGGGGTCGGGTTGTGGACGCGGACCTGCTGGCCTGTGGCCACCGCGACCAGGCCGAGGGCCACCATCGCGAGCATGAGCAGGTCGAACAGGGTGAGACGGAACGCGGGGGCGGTCGGGGCAGGGTGCTGCACGATCGGGTCTCCTTGGGAAACGTGGACAGGGAACTCGTCGATGGATGCGGGGCCGGCCGCGTAGTGGTCGCCGGCCAGGTGGTAGGGCTCGCTGCGAGGGCCGCTGGGCTCGAGGTCGAGCGTGAACATCGTGCCTGGGCCTTGCAGCGTTCGGATCTCGCGTGGGACGAACCAGACCTGCGGCGGTGGGGTGAGCTCGCCATCCCGCACGGGGCAGAAGATGTTCCACTCGACGCCATCGTGGCGCCCGCCGCGGAACTCGAACGCGGCCAGGAGCTTCAAGGGGCCTCCTCGTGTGCGTCATGGCGCACGCGCGGCCCCTCGACCGTGCGCACCTCGGCGGCCTTGCACGGGCACGCCGGCTCGCGGTCAGCGCCGACCAGGATCCACAGGTGCCGCGCGATCCCGGGGCCGTGGTTGTCCTCCTCGGCGGCGCCCATCCCGAACGCCGCACGCACCAGCTCGAGCTCCTGGTCGGTGCACGCGCGCTGCCCACCCATCCCCGACCGGTGGATCGCGCTCACGTGGAAGTGCGGCGCCACGATGCCGGACCCGGGCGGATTGCGCTCCACGAGCTCAACCGAGGTGATCACCTGCAGGCCCAGGTCCAGGTTGCGCCACGCCTCGGCGCAGCCCTGGGGAGTGACCACCTGGCTCATGTCGAGGCGGAACCAGCCTGGCGCCCCGATCGCGCGTTTCGGGGGCAGATTATTCCACGTGGTATTCACGGGGCCTCCTGGGGCAGCTCGGGCGGCACCTGGCCCTGGGCGGCCAGCTCCTGGCGGACCCGCTCGCAGTCGGCCTGCCACTGCTCGACCTTCTGCCGGCCGGCTCTCGGGCCCGGCGGCTTGGGCAGGAAGCGAGCCTCCCACTCGGCGACCGCGTCCAGGTGCCTCTGCGCTCTCAGGGTCTTCTGGGTCTCATCCGGGTTCATGGCAGCGCGTCCTTGGTCCCGGTCGACCAGCGCCGCCTGGATCGAAACCGGATCCGCGAGCACGGTCGCGAGGAGCGCTCCGGGGTTGCGCTCGTTGCGGCCGCGGCAGTGCGCGGCGACGCGATCGAGCGTGTCGCGCGGGTCGTCGAACTGCAGGAGCGCTGCGAGCGATCGCTCGCGCGCCGCGGCCGATCCGACGCCCGCGCGGACGAGCGCCTGGTCGATCGCCGCGATTGTCGCGGGCGTCTCGTGCGTTCGTTCGCCAGCGCGCCCGCGCGTTGGTGGTGGACGAACGGACGAACGAACGAACGGACGAACGGACGAACGAGGGCCGTTGCGGCCGTTGCCGTTGCCGTTGCTGTCTGCGTTGCCATGCAACGGACCATCCGTTGCATCCGCGTTGCAGCGCAACGGGCCATGCAACGCTGGTTGCGTTGCACTGGCGTTGCGGTCCTCGTTGCCGCGCAACGGCTCCGCGGCGGCGCCGCCGGCCTGCCTCAGCTTCTCCTCCTCCGCGTCCTTCCTCCGCTGCCGGAGCGACCGTGACCGCTCCGTGCTGGTCTTGGGAGGGTTGGTGGGTCGCCACTCATCGGTCCAGCCGACGATCTCCAGACGGCCGTCCTCCTCGCGGAGGGCGATGAGGCGGGTGCGCATGCACGCGTCGAAGGCCGCTTGGCAGCGCGCATCGTCCCAGCCCCAGTTGCCGCGCATGTTCATGCCCAGGAAGCGCGGTGTCGACTCCTGGGGCTCCAGGATGCCGTCGCGCGCGCCGCGGTGGTTGACCCCGAGCACCTGCCAGAACAGGATCGCTGCATCTTCGCCGGCCGCGACCACCTTCCCGTTCGCGAGGTAGTTCTCATCGCTCCTGAACCAGTTGCTCATGGGTGTTGCTCCAGGCCGGTCACCAGGTCCTGGAGCGAGTCGAGACGCTCGCCGACGGCCTCCTCGATGCGCGCGTCAACCGCCTCCTGCGCGCGCTTGCCGCGGCGCAGGAACTCGATGAGCTTGACGTGCCGGCCACACTTCTCGTGCGCCTCGACGAACTGGGCCCCGCGCACCACGATCTCGCCGATGGGCATGTCGGCGCCGGCGCGCGACTGCCAGGCCCGGCGCTCGCCGCAGACGCGGCAGACGAACTCCTCGGTGGAGAGGTCGGTCTCGATGTGCGCGGGTCGGATCGGTCGGATCAGGTCCATGGCGTTCCTCCTCTGGCATGCCCCGCGGGCGGCGCCGGGGCGGGGGGAGAGCTCCGCTCCTCGGGGCCGCCCGCCAGGTCTTCCGTGCGCGGGGGCGTTACCGCGGTTGGCGTGTTCGTGGGTCGGAAGCCCCGGCGCTCCGCCTCGGCGAGCTGCGCCAGGAGCACGCGTTCGTTGTCCTTGGTGCGGCGCAGGGCGTTCAGCGCCTGCGCCAGCTGGTCCTCGAGGGACCTGGCGACCGCGCTGGCGAGCGGGTCCTCGGCCTTCGCGCGGCGTGAGCCGCCGGTGATCCGGTCGAACGACTTCTGGCAGTAGGGGCAGGTGACGGGCTTGCCCATGTCAGCCGCGCTCCTGGCGCAGAAGCCGCTGCAGGTCCTGGATGATGCCCCGGCGGTCTCGGCACGTGGCGCATGGGCACGCGCCCGGGTGGATCGGTTCCCGGACGCGGATGGCCTCGATGGCCAGGTCCAGACCCTCGGCGCGCACCTCCGCGAAGACGGGGAGCAGGCCCTTGAGGCTGTTCGCCTCTGCCAGCCGAGTCATCCTCGCCAGCGCCCGTCGCGCTCGTTCCCGCTCGGTGAGCATCACGAGAACAGGTCCTTCCGCGGCGCCCGCGCCTTGGGCTTGGCCCCCTTGCTGAACCGATTGGCGTCCGAGCAGGTCGCGAAGTGCAGCACCAGCACGTCGGGCACGCGGATCGCCTTGCCGTCGACCACGCGGTAGACCGGCGGCCGCGGATCCAGCGGCATGGGCGTCCCGGTGTCGGGGTTCACCGCCCAGACGATGGGCTTCCCGCAGCCGGCGCAGAGGGTCTCGTGGGCCACGGTCACCGGGCCCCCTTGCCGGCCTGCTCAGCCAGCTCGATGCGGAAGGCACGGAGCTCGCCCTCGTGCATCCGCGCCTGGAACGGCAGCGAGCCGTCCGCGTGCACGCCGCCCACCTGACACAGGCGCGCCCACTCGCGGAGGGCCTTCTCGCTGCCGAAGGCCTCCCAGTGCGTGACCTGGCCGTCCGGCTTGCGCAGCATGCCCACGAAGCGCTGCCGGCGCACCGGCAGCTTGAGGACCTGGACCTCGAGCTCGACGAGGTTCACCGGGCACCCTTGGCCTTCCGCGGCCGCTTCGCCGGCGGCGCCGCCACGGGGGGGGGTGTCTTCTCAGCGCAGGCGCTGCAGAGGTCAGGCTCGACCCAGCTGCAGCCGCCGTCGCAGGCTTTGTCCTCGGTGCAGCCGCACTTGCGGCAGGTGGGCTCCGCCGGCGTGGCCGCGGCCTTGCCGGGCTTCTTCTTGCCGCCCTTGGGCTTCGCCTGCTCGGCGGCGGCGAGTTCCTTTGCCACCTGCTCCTGGTCGATCTTGAACAGCCTGCAGGCCTCGTCGATGAGAGAGTCCTTGCCCGGGTGGTAGTCGCCAGGCGCGAGCGCCAGCTCGAGCATGACGCCGTGCAGCTGCCGCGTGGCGAACGCCTCGTTCCCGACCACGAGCTCGCGGACGCGCTCCTCGAGGATCTTCCACGGGTCTGCGTTCTTCTGCTCCGGCAGCCAGCCGCGCCGCGCGAGCAGCTCCTCGGCGAAGCCGGCGCTGCGGCATGAGGCGATCGCGATGAGCAGCCACGCGTCCGGGTGCGGCCTGCCCGCGTTGTCGAGACACTCCTTCGCGACGATCCGCTTGACCAGTTCGGCGTTCAGCGCCGCCACGCGCGCGCGCTTCGCCTTGTCCGCCTCCTGCCGGCGCTTCCAAGCCGCGTCGTCATGGTCGAGGGGCCGGGCGTCGATCGAGGCCTTCTTGAGAACCCCCAGGGCCTTCAGCGCCTTCTTGGCGGCGCTGGCCGCGGCGAGCTCGTGGACCACGCCGTCGCTGCCGCGCGCCAGCACGACGGGGAGCGGCGGCTTCACCCTGCGCAACAGGTCGCGGTAGTTGCGCATCTTCGGGTCCTCGTAGCACGCGTTGTTGAGGTCGACGTAGGCACCGCCGTGCCGACGCGCCGCGTCGGCGGCCTTGCCCTCGAGGACCTCCTGGCCGGCCGCTTTCGCCGCCGCCTTCTTCAGCACCCAGGTAGCGTCGACCTTGCGCGCGTAGCACGCCGGGTCAGTGCAAACGTCTGCACTTCGCACGTCGGCGAACAGGAGCTTCTCGTTGCCCGTGCGCTTCGGGCACGTGGTGCACGGGCCGGCGGCCGGCACGAGATCGGCGGCCTTGGTCGAGAACGGCGCCTCGGCCAGGCGCAGCATGTACCGTCGCTGCATGTGGTCCGAGGCGGAGCGGAAGGACATGCCCTCGGGGCCCCAGTTCGTGATCTCGCGGGTCGCGCTGTCCTGCAGCTTCGCGTCCGGGATCCGCGCGATCAGCAGCGCGGTCGAGGCCGAGAGCTTGCCCTCGAGGAACGCCTTGCGAGCCGACTTGCACAGGTCGCAGAGCTTGAGCCGGCCGTAGACGTGCGCCTTGCTCTTGCCGACCTTGGCCGCCAGGTCCTCGACCGAGTGGTGGTGGACCTTGTGGAGCTGCTCGTAGGCCTCGGCCTCGTCCATCGGGTGGATGTCGTGGCGCTGGCAGTTCTCGACGAGCTGCGCCTCGAGGACCTCGACGTCGTCCATCGCGCGCACCAGGCACGGCACCTCGGCCAGGCCGGCCTGGCGCGCGGCCCGGAACCGCCGGTGCCCGAACACGAGCTCGTAGGTACCAGCGCCGTTGAGCGGTCGGACCAGGACCGGCTGCAGCACGCCCAGCCGGCGGATCGAGGCCTCGAGCTCGGTCATGTCGCCGAAGTCGCGGCGGGGGTTGGTGGGGGACTCGCGGATCGCCTCGAGCGCGATCTGGCGCGAGATGGTCGGCGCCGGCGGCGCCGCGGACGTGGTCTCGGTCATGGGTCGTTCCTCCTGTTGATGTTGGGGAGGCGCCTGAGCCGGCGCGGGTGGACCCGTGCCAGCCTTGGATCGCCTTCCCCGTGGGCGATGCAGTCCCGCAGGGTCTTCTCAGCGCCACCCGGCGGGATCGCGTGGCAGTCGCACTGGCAGTGCTCCCGACCCCAGGCGCGGGTGCGCGTGCCGCGGCTGCACTTCAGCGTGCTGGTCGGGATGCCGCGGCAGTGCCGGCACCGGCGCAGGCCCAGGCGCATCAGGACGCCGTTCCAGAACCGGGACCCGCGCGACATCAGACCGCCTCCGTCGCAGCCGGACGGCCACGGATGAGCATCTGGATCAGTTCCGCCTGGGATGTGCGCAGCCGGTCAATGACCTTCGCGAGCTGCGTGGCCTGGTGGCCGAAGGTGTCGGCCGAGCGCTCCAGGTCGCGCTCGAGCTCCAGCGTGAACCGGAAGGCATGGCCACGCTGGCCCGGGTCGCCGCCCGCGGGGTCCCAACGGGAGAACGGGGACACGCCGGAGGCCTTCTCAAACGCGTCCGCGGCCGCGCGCATGTCATCGAGTTGGCGCTGCAGCGACTTGGCGTTGTGCTCGGCGCTGATCGCACGCGCCGCGAGCTCACGGTCGCTCGGGGCCGGCTTCAGCTCCTCGCGGGCCGCTTTGAGCCGGGCCAGGGTGGCGGCCTCCCAGTTCTCGCCTGCCCGGCGCAGGATCGCCGCCATGATGGCCGTCGTCGGAGGCTGCTCCTCAAGCTTGGGCGCCTTGCGGACCGTGAGCACCGCCTTGCCGTGCACCTCGAGGAGCCCCCAGGTCTCGGGCAGTTCGGAGATCTCGACCAGCTTCGGCGGCGTCGCGATCCACCAGTACCGGCAGAAGCGCTGCAGTTCGGCTGCCTTGGCGGGCTCGTCGAGCTCGCGCTTCCAGTCGCCTCGGGAGATCTTGATCTCGATCCCCGCCAGGTAGACCCCGCGGGACGGCCACAGTGAAAGCGCGATCGCGTCCGCCCAGCGGTTGACGTTGAAGCCGGTCCCGTTGGCGACGTTCTCCAGGAGCACGTGCGCGGGCGCGCGGAACGGGCCGCGACGCAGCGACGCCATGATGTCGTGCGCGGTGGTCACGGCGCCCCGCGAAGACGATGGCCCCGGGATCCCCGGTCCGCCCTCTTCAGGCTCCAGGTCCCGGGGCCACAATCCGCCCAGCCACCCGCGGTCTCGCGCGGGGAGACGGCCAGGCCATCCTTTGTTGCCCTACAACGGGCGTTCAAGTTGGTAGCAGGGGCGGGAGTCGAACCCGCGACCTCCGGGTTATGAGCCCGGCGAGCTGCCTCTGCTCCACCCTGCGTCATCCGAAGTCTCCGAACATGACGGCATCGCGCTCGACCTCCTCGAGGCGCTCCACCACCGCGCGCCGGAAGCAGCACAGTTCGCAGATGCAGGTCAGGAACGGGTGCGTCGGGCCCATCCCGCGCACCACGTCGGACGGACGGTCCTCGAAGGCGAGCGGCTCGTCGAGGTTCGTGAGCACCCGGAACGCCGCGGCCTCAGCCGCCTCCTGGATGTCCTCCTGGATCCTGTCGAGCGAGAAGTCGCATGCCGTCCCGATTCGCTCCGCGATCTTGCGGAGGCGCGGGTCCTCGATCTTCATCTTGTCGCGCTTCACCGCCGCACCTGCGCTTCCTTGGCGGCCACCGCGGCGATCGCTGCATCGGCAGCCGCGTGCCACTCCTCGCTCGGCTGCATGTCGTCGCACTGGCCCGGGCGGTACGTGCGCCAGACCTCCTGCTGCAGGTGCCTCGGCACCATGCGCCAGTGCTTCAAGCACATCAGCAGCTCGGGCTTGACCGGCGTCCTGCAGTCGAGCGCGTGGCAGTGGTGCAGCCTCACCGTCGCACCTCGACCCGATCGAACTCCCGCCGCTGCAGGTCGAGCGCGCGCAGCAGGAGCCGCTCGGGCCCGACGTCCAGCGTCAGGAAGTGGTGGACCTGCCGGCCACCGCCGGCGTTGACCGAGATCTCGGGGAGGTCGCGGCAGTGCGCCTGGTCGAGCCATCCGCCGCCGCCACCCGTGACCACCCAGGCCATGCCGCGCCAGGCTCCGCGCTGGTAGCTGTGCGCGTGGCCGTTCAGCACCAGGTGGACGCCGGCGCCGGCCAGGAGGTCCATGGCCGCCGACCAGTCGGTGAGCTCGGGGTAGAAGCAACCGCCGTCCCACTGCTCGGTCTTCGGCGGGTGGTGAAAGACCGCGACGCGCCAGGTGGCAGCCTGGCACGCCGCGCTCCGGACCTCCTGCTCGAGCCACACCCGTTGCGGACCGCCCGGCCGCATGCTGACCCGGAGGTCGTAGGTCTGCTGGTTGGAGTCCAGCACGATGAAAAAGGCCGGCCCCAGGGAGGAGGAACGCCAGCCGGGTGAAGCCGGCTGGGCATTCGGACCTGGGACCGGCCACCTGTTCTGTGCGAGCTGATCTTCGCCGTCGTGATTGCCCCTGCAGCCCATGAGCGGCAGGTAGCGGGCCAGCATCCCGATCGGCGCCGCGAACTGCGCGCGCCAGTCGGCATCCGAGCCCTCGTTCTGGATGTAGTCGCCGGTGCCGAGCAGGAGCTCGGCGCCCTCGGCGACGAAGCCCGCGAGGACCTGCCGGAACGGCGCGACGCCGAGCTGGTTGTCCCCCCAGATGCCGACCCGGTACGAAGAGACAGGCAGGCGGCACGCGCCCAGAGGAGACCACGAGTCTCCCTTGGGACCTGTGGCGCGTGCCGCCCACCAGTGGATCCGGCCGGGCGCGAGCTGGATCTCGCCGCGCCAGGCCCCGCCCGCGCGCGCGAGCGGGAAGACGTTCAGGGTGGGGCCGGCCTCGTCCAGCACCCAGGCCTCGGCCGCGGTCGCGGTGGGGGCCTCGAGGTTGACCGTGACGGCGCCGTCGCGGGGGTTGTGGAGGAACGGGCCCCAGGTGATCTGCATCAGCAGCAGGAGCGCGCCGATCACGACTCGGTCTCCGCGGCCTGGGCCGGCGCGAGATCCCGTCGCACGTTGCCGATCTCCTGGTCGACCGGGAACAGCTCGGCGAACTGCAACAGGAACCACCGTTCCGCCTGGTGCCAGGGCATCGGCTCGATGCGGGCCGGCAGCGCCTCGGCAGCGATCCACCCGCGCGGGCCACCGGGCAGGAGGTCGCGGGCCTCGGTGTGGAGCAGCTCGCGGTCGGCGCGCTTCACCAGCTCGTGGGAGTCCAGCGCCACCTTGTCCAGGTCGAACCGCTCGTGGATGACGCGCTGGATGCGCTGCTCGAGCCAGCCGAAGGACGCGAAGTCGGCGCGCTGCTTCAGCGGCCGGACCAGGTCCCCGACGTAGGCCTCGCCGGCGTCGTGCAGCAGGGCCACCCGCACTGCATCCAGCGGCCGCGTGGCGGACCCGATGCGCTGCTCGATCCAGTTGTCCATGGCGAGCTGCTTCACGCGCAGCGCCACGCGCACCGAGTGCTCGGCCACCGAGTAGGGCAGCGCGGTGTGGCCGTTGAACCGGTTCTGGAGCGCCAGGCCGTGGGCGATGTCCAGGATGGAGATCTGATCGACCGCCGGCGAGGTGTAGTCGAAGCGCCGGCCGGTGAACGTCTGCAGCACGATGGTCAAGCGCCACCTCCTGCGGGCATGTCCGCGTAGCAGCAGGGCAGGTCAGGCGAGGCCGGCGCTTCCAGCTGGACGACTCCGACCTTCTCCAGGAGGCCGAGCAGCGCAGCGGCCGCGTTGCGGATGGCCTCCGGCGGCTTGCCGAGGTGGTCCTGCACTAGGCGTGCGAGCACGAACGCCTGGGCGAGGGCCGCCTGCACGGGGCGAACGCCGCGGCCGGCCAGGGCGGCCCGGGCTTCGTCGCGGATCCGTTCGAGCGACCCGAACATGGCTGCGCAGTCGCGGTCAGCCTGAGCGAGCAGCTCCGCGGTGGTCGGGAGGAACAGCGGCGGGCGGCAGTGGCTCATGACAGGCACGCGAGGAGGACCAGCGCGCCGAGGATGGCGAGCAGGAGGAGGTGGCCTGCTACGGTCAGCCAAGTCGGCCGGTGGGCAGGGGGAAGCACGCGCGCCGGCGGCGCATCGGAGCTCGCCGCGCGGTTGGTCGCGGCGAGCCCACGCCGGCACGCGTGCAAGAAGACCTTGGGGTGGGCGATCATTGGCGCGACCTCGCGTCGTCAGCCCCCGCCGGCGCTTCCATCTTGAACGCGGCGCTCCAGACCTCCTCCAGGGCTCCGTCCGCGCGCTTGAGCCAGCTACGCATCCCGAGGTGGTCCACGAGGGCGCTGATCACGAAGCGGGCGCTTGCCGGACTGGACACTGCGATGTCGCCCAGCACCTGCTTGAGGACGTGGACCTTCTCATCCTGCTGGCTTTGGACGGTGCAGCTCCAGGATCCGCCAGCCTTCGCCTTCGGATCGGGTCCGGGGATCGACGACTCCGGGGGAGTGGTCGGCTTGGTGGTGGCTTTCTTCATGACCGCTCGGCCTCCACCAGGCGCTCGCGCGCGGCGGTCAGGAGCTCGTCAGCAGCGCCGAGGCTGCCGCAGCCGGCATCGAGTTGGCGCTGCATCTCGCCGAGCGCCTGGATGGTCTTGGCCATGGCGCGTCGGATGCCCGAGTTCCGCACCACGCTGGCATGAATCACGGCGCTGCTGCTGCGCAGAGCTTCCGGCTCGGTGGCGCTATCCATGGGCCACCTCCGCGGGCGCGGGGAAGTTCAGGCGGGCGAAGTCGCCGTAGAGCTCCCGCGCCTTGCGGTCGTAGGCGCGGGCGGCCTCCTCTGGCGTGTCGAAGGTGCCCAGGTGGACGTCATGGCCCTTGACCCGGATCTTGGCCCGGAAGGACGACGAGTTCGAGACATCACACACACCACGCAGTCCGCGCCTGTTGCGACGCTGCGCGGGCCGGTTGGCCTGGTTCTCCGACGGCGTGGCGACGCGGAGGTTCTTGCGCGTGTTGTTCAGGCCGTTCCGGTCCCAGTGGTCGACCTGCCGCTGCCGGCCGCCGCCCAGCGCCATGATCTGCCGGTGCATGTAGACGGTGGCCTGGCCGTCGTGCCGGTAGGCGTAGACCGTGGCGCCGCATGGCATCGCGTGCCACCGGAAGCCGCGCAGCGCGGGCGCATCGGCGGGGTCGACCCAGCAGGGCTGGCCGTCGCTGAGCCGGATGGCGACGGCGCCGTCCGGTGCTTTCTGCAAAGCGGCATCCGCCGCGGGACTCAGGGCCGTTGAGGACACTTCGCTAACCCTCCGACAAAGGCACTCGGGGAACAGCTGCCAATGTCACTTGGCAACCAGACAGACACTCCCGAAGCGGTCAGTCGAAAGGCTCAATCGCTGCTCGGCAGGGTAACGCGCTGGCGTTCAGTCGCGTGGCGTGGCGGACCCAATCTAGTTCCGCGATCCTCACTGGGCGGCAAAACCGAACCGCCCGCAAACCCTTGCCGCTCAAGGCACCCACAAGCAAGGTTCTGATAATCATGGTGTCGATGCGGCCGTAGCGGACAGTCAAGTTTCCACCTTGACGCGCCCCCTAGATCAGATAGATACTCTCGATCGTGACCACTTTGGAAAAGAACAAGAACACTCGGGGTCACCGTGCGGGCCGCGTCGGGAAGTCACCCCGGCGCGGCCCCAGCGCTATCGGCGCAGCGGTGGGGGTTGACGCTCTTCGAGATGGCACCGATTCTGCTGGGGCGGTTGGGCACCAGAAGGTCAGCACCATGAGCAGCAACACCACCGTCGCTCGACATCGCGGCGGCAGTAGAGCGGTCCGCACCGATGGCGTCAAGGCGAATTCCACAAACAGGGAAACGGAGCGCTCCGGGGTTTCCCTCCTCGAAGTGTGGCTTGCCACCCGCGGGATCGCGCTCGGCACGATCGCGGAGTCGGCCGACGTGGACCGCAAGTCGATCTACAACCTGATCGACTACCCGGAACGGGCGCGCGCAAGCACACTGGACGCCATCTCTTCGGCCATGTCCGGCGCCAGCGGCGAGATGGTCAGGCCGGGCCAGGTTGCGGCGCTTGCAGCCAGGCGCGTCGTGGACCCGAACCGCGTCAGCGACGAGATCGCCGAAGCGTTGGCGGGCGCCGCGCAGAAGGCGGGATGAACCGCGCCGAGGCCCTCATTTTCCTGCTGGCCTGTGCCAGCTGCGCCACCCTCGTCGCGCCGGGCCCGGACTTGGTGCCAGTGAACAGTACGCCGCCGGGTGCTCGGGTCGTGGTCAACGGCGCCGTGGTGGGCCTGACGCCGATGCTGCTGCCGATTCAGCGCGGCGGCGGCGACTGGTTCCACTTGCAGCTTCAGGCGGACGGCTTCGAGTCCCGCGAGGTCGTGATCGGCCGCGTCTGCAATGGCTGGATCTTCGGGAACATCCTCTTCGGCGGCGTCATCGGCGTCATCATCGACGGCATCGCCGGCAACTCAATGAAGGTCCCAGCGGCCGAGGTGGTGGACGAGGACCTGGCGCGGCCGAGTACGCGGCCGAGTACGCGGCCAGCGCCGCAGATCCGGCGCAGGCCGCCGAGCGATCCGTCGAGCCAGGACAACTACGGGACCACGGGGCACTAGCCCGCCTCCCACCCCGAGTCGCGCCGCCACCCCGACTGCGCCGGTCCCTTCCGCGTGGCCACCAGGGGCTCCCGCGCGACGCGCATCGCCGCGACCTTCACCGCAGCCCGTGCCATCTCGCCAGCCTGCTTCCGGATCAGCGCCGCCACGGCGGCCGCGTCGCCTGCGATCCCCGCGTCCTCGACGAACTGCGCCGCGGCCTCGATCGACGCCAGCCCAGCGGCCATCATGCCCTCGGTGACCAGCAGGCGCAGCCGACGCATCAGGCCCACGTCCAGCGGCAGCCCGTAGGTCGGATCGACCGCGACATCCTCGGCGCGACGCTCCCACGCGGTCAGGTGCTGGTTCTCCTCGACGGTGAGCACCCGGCCGCCGGGCCCGACAATGGCAAGGCCCCAGGTGGTCATTCCGGCCGCCTCCATCTTCGCCTTGCGGTTGCCCAGGCAGATCGCCGCCGCGATCAGGTACGCATGGCGGTGGCCGCAGGGGCCGCGCGCGCCGAGCACCTGGTAGTGTTCCCCTCCCTGCCCACCTTCTCCGGGGGGAGACACGCCGCCAGTATGGCCATGCCGTGCGCGAGGGCGCAAGACCCAGCGGCCAGCAGGCCCAAGCGCATCAAGGGTTTCCCCGCGCCTCCGCTAGACGTACGCGTACCAGACGTTGCCCGTGGTGACCGTCCCGAGCACCGGAGCGAGCACCAGGTGCTGGCCGACCAGCGACTGGAAGTGGCCCACGGGCGAATACCCCACATGTAGCGGCAGGCCCCTGTTGCGCGCCGCGTCGATCCCGATGTCGCCCGTGGCGTCGGTGAAAGCGGCGGCGCCGTCCCAGCTCTGGAACTTCACGACGTCGAGCCCGATCACGAACAGCTCGTACTGGTACACGCGGACCCGCATGCCGGCCTGCGCGGCCGCCACCAGCTTCGGGACAGCGTCGAAGGACAGGACGGTCGCGCGCTGGATCGTGGGCACGACGTCGCCCAGCGGCTTCTGCAGGCCGAACAGGCGGCGCGCCTGGTAGCTTCCGCGCCGGCGATCTCGCGCGAGGCTCATACCAGGATGTAGGCGACGTGGCCGCCCATGATCACCGCGCCGGACGAGATGGTGTTGAGCGCCTCGCCGGCCACCGTCTCGAAGTGGCCCGCCGGGTTGAACGGCGCCGCGACCTTCTCGCCGGAGGCGGCGAACGCGAGCAGGCCGGTGATGTCGTTGGCCGCCGAGCGGAAGGCGAGGTTGTTCGCGCCCTGCGACGTGAGCACGTAGGACAGGACGCGGATCTTCTTGCCGGCCACGGCGGCGACCTGCTGCTGCTGCGTCGCGGCCGCGGTCGTGATCAGCTTGGCGAACAGGACGTCGGGGACGACGTCCAGCAGGTTGATCGGGTCGAGTGTTTGCGGGGGCATTGGTCAGGCTCCGTTCAGGCGTTGGACTTCTTGACGAGCAGGGTGCCGGACATCGCCACTCCGGCCTTGCCGATGGCGTCCCAGCACTTGAGCTCGTGGAACAGGTTCAGCCCGCCGAGCGGGGCCAGCAGCGCGGCCGGGATGGTCACGCGGAAGTGGGTGGCGTCGACCACGTCCACGCCGGCGCCGAGCGTGAGCACGATCTTCTTCTCGCCGGTGGCGAACAAGCTGGCGCAATACGTCGCCGCGATGCAGCCGATCGCGTCGCCCTCAGTGAGCTCGACCAGGAAGACCGCGTCGGCGCCAGCCGGCGTGACCAGGTCCTGGTCGGGAAGCGTGAGCAGCATGGTCACGGTCAGCCCCGGCGCTCCGCGGTGAAGTCGACGGAGACTGCGGTAGCCTGGCCACCGGTGAAGTGCGCGATCTGCAGCTTGATCACGTCGCCGTTGACCAGCGCGATGGGGACCTTCGCGGAGAACGTTCCCCACTTGTCGTTGGCGCCGATGTTGGCGTTCCGAGCGATGACCTCGACCCCGTTCTTCACCAGCCGAATGAAGAACTGATCCTCGCCGGCGCCCGGCACGACCGCGTCGCGCTCGAGCACGACGTTGAATTCGACCATGTAGTCGCCGGCCGCGGCCGCGCTCGGCACGGTGATGGTGCCGTTCGCCAGGCTGACCACCAGCGTGTCGGTCGGCATGGGGAACGTCAGCGGCTTCAGGTCCTGGAAGGTCGCCGCGGCCAGGGTGAACTGGTTGGTCGGGGCGCTTCCGCCGTTGATGAGCATGCCGGCGTAGCAGCCGAACGCGCTGGCGATCAGATCGAGAAAAAAGTCTCGGGCGTGCTCGGGCTCGATCGCATCGTCGTGGTTGTCGGGGAAGAGAGCGTCGACCTGCGCAAGGAGCTGCGCCTTGGTCTGTACGGCTTGCGTGGCTGCCATTGGGTCACTCCTGTCGGAATCGGTACGCGTGAACTGAGTACGGCGGCATCGCGCCGAGGAAGATCTGCTGCCCGGTCCTGGTGCCGGCGGTGCCGGAGCACTCGACCGAGATGGGGGCGTGCAGGCCGGAGGCGATGGCGAGCTCGCCGCGCGACCCGCCCCAGCCGGCGGACCAGCCGTCGCTCCAGCCGGAGCCCTCGCCGCGCAACTGGTCGATGCGGTAGCCGGGCCCGCGATACCAGCCGTCGCTCCAGCCGTCCGAGAACATGCCGGTCCCGTGCGCGCCCCAGCTGGCGTAGCGTCCGGGGACGAACTGGCCCTGCCACCCGGCGGGGTCCTTGGTCCAGTTCATGAACATCGCGCAGAGGTCGGTCGTGCCCGGAGCGCCCCAGAAGCTGGCCAGGACCTTGGGCACGTCGAAGGCCAGGTGCGCCGCGCCGGCGCCGCTGGCGTCTGTGGCGGGCCCGCGGGAGAAGCCGTGGGACCAGCCGTCGGACCAGCCGCCGCCCTCCTTGAATACCGGAAGGTCCGGCGGCCCAACCGCCTCGACGATCCGCGGGCTGATCTTGCGCACCCACGTGAACGGGTTCGTCGTCGTCTCGCGGGCCGCCTTGTGGATCAGCGGCAGCTCCATGCGGCCGAGCCCCAGGAACTGGGCGCACCAAGTCGTGTCCCGCAGCGCTGCGAACACCTTCCGTGCGAAGCGCGCGCACCGGGGCGTCACGCCGCCGTCCTGCAGCCGGTCGTTCCAGTGCTCGAGCGGCATGCCCAGGAGCGGCAGGTGCCCCGAGATCCCCACGCACGCGACCTGGAAGGCCAGGAGCTGGTTCCACTCGTCGTCGGTCAGCCCGGGCCAGCGGTGATAGGGGTGGTGCAGGCTGTCGGACCGCGGCGCGCGCGTGAACGGTTGCACCAGGCGGCCGGCCTGGACCTGTTCCCCGTAGACGATGGCCACCAGCGGCGGGGACATGTGCCGCGCCACCGGGTCGACGTCGCTCACGCCCAGGCCCAGGAGCTGCTCCTCGGCGAGCTCGGCGTGGTTGGGCAGCCAGCCGGCGCCCTCGGTCACCAGGTCGGCCGCGTCGACCAGCGGCTCCCGGACCGCGTCCGAGGTCAGGTCCGGGATGGGATCCCGCAGCGCCCGCGTGCGCGCCACGGCCGCCCGGATCCCCGCGGTGCGGTAGGCGCCGCCGTGCGCCAGGTGGCCCGGGTCGCCCTCGCGCGGGTCGTAGCCGGGCTCGCCGCGGCCGCTCAGGAGACCGCCGAGCTGGAGCCCGCCGAAGGGCCAGTCCTCGAGCAGCTCGGCGAACAGCCCGTCCGCCAGGAGCGCCTGGCCGGCGGCGGAGCCGTAGTCGATCCGGAACTCGCCGGCGACGGCCGGCCGCCCGCCCCGCGCCACCAGGCGCGCGGGCCCGGCCAGGTCCGTGGCGGCCGGCCAGCCGCTGGCCTCGGCCACCTGCAGCGCGTCGACAGGAACGATGGGGGTGACAGTCGCCGGCGCCGCGGCGAGCTCAGCGCGCAGGTCCGGGTCGATGGCGTCGGCGAGCGGCGCGGTCAGGACGGCTGCCGTTGGGTCGATCATGTGAGCATCCACGCCTGCAGCGCGGCCGCGTCCGTCGGGTACTCGAGGTCGAACTGCAGCGCCAGGTCGTCGCGGCGAATCAGCTTCGCCGGCGTGCTGCACACCCAGAGGCCATCGAAGATCCTCACGCCCGAACCGGGCGTGAGCTCCTTCCGGTAGGCGTTGCTGCGCAGGGGCGTCCAGTCGAACCCGCCGCCGCCGTTGGCCGCGAGCGGGGTCAGGTAGCGGTGCATCTCGCCGTCGTTCTCACCCAGGACGAAGAACTCGGAGAGCGCCCACGGGATCCCGAGCGAAGCCGCCTCGTCCCTGGCCCGCACCATCGCCTCCTCGATGATCTGCCAGGTCGCTTCGTACGCCGCCGGCGTCTCGATGGAGTAGTTGTACGCGTGCATCGAGAGGTAGTCGATCACGCAGCCGTGGCGCTGCAGCTCGGTGGTGAGGCCAGTGGGGTTGCCGGCCCAGCCGACGGTGATCGCCGCGGCCGGCTGGATGTCCCGGATCGCCCGCGCCATCTGCCCGCAGAAGTCGAGGTGGTACTCCCGCAACGTCGCGTTGGGCGTCTCGTTCGGGGCGAAGTGGAGGTTGACCTCGTTCTGGAGGTCGTAGCTGTGGAACACTGCCTTGCCGTCGTCGTCCTGGGCGAAGAAGCGGGCGATGTCCCGGATGTACCGGCCCACGAGCTCCTGCAGCTGGGTGTCCTTCCACTGCCCGAACCGCCCCTGCGCGAGCCAGCCGGCGTGCGTCATGGGCTCGGGCCAGTGGGTGAAGTCGGTGTCGTTGGCCGGCAGCGGGTACGACGGTCCGGCGACGTTGTCGTTCCAGATGTTGCAGAGCGTCCACATGGCGCTGCGGAATGTCGCGGGGTCGTACCCAGCGGCCACCATCAGGTCATGGATCCCCAGCCCCTGGCTCGCTGCCCCCGCCGGGATCACGCTGAACAGGATGAAGCACATGCGCATCCCGCGCGCCCGGAGCAGGCGGCAGTAGAAGCGGAGGCCTGCGAGGTACTGCGCCGGATCGAGGAACCAGTTGCCGAAGCTGCCCCAGAAGCGGATGGCGTTGATGCCCGGGAGCAGCGTGTGCAGCGCGTTGATCTCCTGCTCGGCGTGCTTCTCGTACCAGAACCCGCCCGACTGGTCCGCGTACGGCTCGCCGACGAGCGGGTCCATGGACAGGTGCAGGCAGTGCGACGTGGTCGACGCGAGCGGCAGGTAGTTGACGCCGCGGGTCTGGTCGAACGGGAACGCCGGCACCGCCCGGACGATCTGCGGCTTGAGCGCCCCAACCTGCGCGGCGATGCGCGGTGCACGGAGGAGCTCCCGGTGCTGTTCGGCCCAGTCGACCGCGATCCGGCCCACGGTGGCGCCGTCTAGGTTCGGCGTCTGCCGGACCGCGCCGATCCACGGCGTGCCGCGCGCCAGGTCGGTCCGCTTGGCGTCGACCCGCTTGGGCACGACCCGGGCGGCGACGTGGTCGCGGTAGAACGCCGCGGCCGTGTGCCACCAGGCCCCGGAGACCGCCTGCAGGCAGCCGACGAGGGTCGGGTAGGGCGGATACAGGACGTTGCCGAACCGGCTGGCGTCGTCGTTCCCGACGGCCGGGTGGCGGGCCCAGGGCGGTACGTGGCGGTGCGCCCAGCGGAAGACCATCTCTCCGCCCGCGGCCCCGCCGCCGCGCACGAACCGCTTGTGGTGGCCCTCCCCGTCGCCGGTCGCCAGGAACAGGATCCTGTTGAGGCTGGCCGTGTCCTGCGGGTCGACCGCGGCCAGGGCCTCGAACTGCATCGGCTGCGTGGTGGTGCCCGCGGCGCCGGATGGGTGGTGGGTGACGAGCTCGAGGCCGGCCCAGCGGGACAGCGGCGTGTTCGTGCCGTTGAGCGCCGGCCGGTCGAACGCCGGCAGGAGGTGGCGGGCCCGGACCTGGCTCTCGGTGTGCGTCAGCCCGGAACGTGTGGCAACGGGGGCGACGAAGGCCAGGCGCGGGAACTCGACGTACTCGATCCCGTCCGCCTCCGCGCCGGCGCGCGCGACCGAGATCCACCAGCGCGCCACCTGGTCGTCGGCGCCGAGCGCCACGACCACAGTGACCGTGACCGTGCCTTCGGTCGGCAGGGGGACGGCGGCCCACCGGAACATGACCGCGGGCCGGCCGTCCTGGTCAGCGGTGGTGCTCACCTCGACGGCCGCCGGCGGCGCCGTGTCGCGGAAGCCGGCCCCGAACCCATCGGAGAAGCCGTCGCTCCAGCCGCTGGCCGCCTGGGTCACGATGCGCCAGAGGCTGCCGTCATGCTTGCCGTCGGCCGTCCCGGTGGCGCACCGCCAGGTGAACCCATCGCCGGCCAAGTCCTCCTGCTCCTCGAGGGCGACCCCGTGGGCAGCGTGCGCCACGAAGCGCAGCCGGATGATCCCGTTGTCCAGCTCGAGCGGCAGCGCAGCGGCCGCGCCGCCGCCCACGAACGGCACCAGCCGGCCCTCGAGGACCGGCACCGCGCCGAACACGCCGTCGAGCTGCGGGGTGGGCATCGGCTTACCCGCCTGGCTGACTCGCCGGCCGGCTCGCCGCCTGCAGCTCGGCAACCAGGAGCACCAGGTGCCGCGCCAGGTCCTTGAACGCCGCGACCTCCTCTGGTCGGTAGCGCCCTTCGCGTAGCAGCGCGTCGAGCAGCGCGTCGGCCACGACCAGGAAGGCGTCTGCTGGCACGCCGACGGCGCCGGCGTCGAGGCCGTCCTGGACGACCTGGAGCATGCGCAGGGACTGGTCCCCCTGGTCTGGGGTGAGGTAGCCGCGCGCGACCGCGACCGACTGCCCGACGGTCAGGATGGCGCGGAGCTCGGTGTAGACCCGGCGCGCCTGGGCGAGGTCCTGGGACGGCGTCGGACCGCCGGCGCAACTCTGGAGCGCAAGGACGGTGGACACGAGGAGCACGACGAGCCACCGGGATCGATCGTTGGTCATTGGGTCAACTTGTGCTGGTCCAGCTTGTTGAGGACCCGGTCGAGGGTGAGGCGGGTCTGGGTCTGCTCCGCCGAGAACCTCTCGGCGATCTCGCACATGCGTTCGCTGTTCTCCTCCACGATCTGCTTGTTGTGCCCGAGGAACTCCGCGCTGCGCTTGTCCGCGCGCACGTCGCACTGCTCCGCGGCCTTCTCCGCGCTCGCCGTGAACTTGCAGATCAGCTTCCAGATGAACCACGCGCACGCGATCGCGAAGACGACCACGACGCCGAGCGCGCCCCGCTCGAGGAGCTTGTCGGCGGCCTGGACTTCGACGCTGGTGAGGGACTGGAGCAGCATGGGTCACACTCCCCTCGGGACGCCGCGCACGACACAGATCACGTCCGTCAGCGGCGAGGACGGGGACCCGGTCTTGGTGATCTGGATCTGCAGGACGGCGTTCTGCGCGATCGCCTGGTTCTGGTCGAAGGTCCACACCTTCGGCGTGTCGACGGCGAGCTCGTCGCCGTTGGTGCTCTTCGCGGTCGCGAACAGGTTCTGGCTGGCGGTGAGGTTGCGGACCTGGAACGCCCAGTTGGTGCCGCCGCCGCTGCCCGAGGTCAGGGTGTTCGACACCACCACCAGGTCGACCGCCGACCACGGCCCGGGCGGCACCACGGCGTAGCGGTTGATGCTCGCGCTCACCGACCCGAACTGCACCGGCGGGTAGCCGTAGTCGATGCGGGTTCGGATCGCGTGCTCGATCAACCAGTCGTCGTTGAGGGCGTTGCGCCGCTTCGACAGACAGGTGGTCTCGTCCGCGAACTTCATCCCCGGGAACGTGTACGGCGGTGCGGCCGCGCCGGCGTTCTCGGTCAGGATCGCCGAGATCGTGCCGTTCAGCGCCTCGAGCAGCACCGCGCCGTCCGCGCCGGCGGAGAGCGGAAGCGGCCATGCCAAGAGTTGGGTCATTGGTTCACCGGGCTCAGGTGATCGGCGGCAGGAGGAGCTCGTGCCACCGGAAGCCGATCTGCACGCTCGACGCGGTCGCCGCGCCGGCCAGCGCCGTCAGGGCGAAGAGGCCCTTCGGGGGGACGATGATCGAGCCGTCCAGCGGCCAGTCGATCGCCGAGCCGATCTGCGGGGTGTTGGAGTTGGGGATGCTCGGGCCCAGCGGGAACCAGTTGGCAGCGACGCCGTTCGTCGCGTCGAGCGCAAGGCCAACCGCGACCCGCGCCAGGCCTCCGTACGCCCGCGACCCGCGCATGGGATTCGGCGTGATGCCGATTGCCGGCGCCACGATCGTGGACGGGTTGGGGGCGAGGTTCGCGAGGAGGCAGTGGCTCTGCACCGCAGCGGTGTTGGCCACCACCAACAGGAACAGGCTGTCGATCACGTAGCTCTTGCCGTTCTCGGGCTCGGCGTTGTAGAGCGCGATCAGGCTGCCCGTGGTCGGGATCGCGATCACTGGCGCGGCGGCCGTCGCGGTCTTGGCCATCCACGAATCGCCCAGCGCCACGAGGCTCGTGAGCGGGGGCAGGCCTGCGGCGACGAGCTGCTCGCCGCGCTGGTTGATGTACGGCGGCTTCTCAACGCCTTCGCCGAAGTTGGGCCTCATCGAGCCGCGGACCGGGAGAGTGGTTCTGGTTTCGAGCATGGGTCAGTCCTTGAGCAGGGCCTCGACGAGGAGCTCGCGGAGATCCCCGTCCTGTTTGATTGCTTCGGCGAGCAGCACGGCGCTCTCGGCCAGGCTGCAGGTGGATGGTGCTGGAGCCGGCTCCTCCCGTGCGCAGACCTCGGCGACGAGATTGGGCAGAAGGCGCACGGACCAGATCGTGGAGCCGCGCTGCAGGGTGAACCGGAACTTGACCCGCTGCGCGGCCGGCCACACGCCCGACCGAAACGGCGCCCACGCGCCCCAGCTGCCGCCCCCGGCATCGAACGCGGCCTCGACCTTGATCCGCACGTGCTGGCCGACCGCGCCCTTCTTGCCGGCGAAGCTCATGTTCGGGTCGCCCAGGATGAACAACTCGTCGATCGTCAGGTCGAAGTCGAAGCCGGGCTGGTGCAGAGTCGGGTCGCGCCCGGACATCCGCCGCCAGCGGCCCTCCCCGGACCCGAGCGCCGGCCACTCGGACACGGGCGTGGAGTCGTGGCCGTAGCCCGACCAGAGCAGGGACCAGTGGTAGATGCCGGCCGCGCCGGCGTCGAGCGGCGGGGTCTCGTAGGTGCCCCGGAGCTTGCCGGCGGACAGCACCAGCCGACCCTCGGCGTCGAGCTCCACGTCGACGCCGGCGCCGCCCATGGAAGGGCTCAGGTCGGAGATGGTCGCGAGGGTGGCCGGGTACTCGAACGGCGCTGCGGTGGTCACCTCGAGCTCGGCGAGCGCGCTGGAGTACAGGCCGTTGTGGTGGCGGGCGGCGAGCAGGTACTTCTGGGTGCCGATCGCCGGGTCGGTCACGAGCAGCGTCGGCCGGGTGGTGCGCCCGACGAGCTCGGCGCCGGTCCAGGTCCAGCCGCGGCGGACCTCGTAGTAGGCCAGCACGTCGTCGCGCACGGCCGCCCACGAGAGCTGCAGGCCGGCAGCGACCTGCTGCGCCGTGAACCGCGCGCAGTCCGGGGGCGAGAACGGCGGGAACTCCTCGACCGTGGCCTCGATCGGCGTGACTGCACCGGGGACGGCGAACTGCCCCGTGGCCGGGTCGACCACGCACACCGCGAGCTCGTAGACCTCGCCGGGCGCGAGGCCGTTGGGCACCGGGACCGAGGTCGCCGGCCCCTCGTAGATGCGGATCCACTCCGGCAGCCAGGGCGCATCGGTCGGCGTCGCCGCTTCGGGCTTGCGCCGCCAGTAGACCCGCACGGCGTCGCGGTAGTCGGGCGGCACCGACCAGGTGACGGTCGCGGCTCCCATGTGGTCGAGCACGATCTGGGCGTCGTCGGCCGATGGGAGCTCCCGGCTCGCGCTCAGATCCTCGCTCGAGTACGTGTAGTCCTCGGCCAGGACCTGGGGCGGTGGCGGGGTAAAGGCGTCCTCGTCGTAGAGGATGCATTCGACCGTCCGCTGCATGTTCTGATCGAGCGTGAGGCTGGTGCACTCGTAGGTGACCACCACCTTGTCCTGCTCGCCGAAGGCCAGGACCGCGCCGCGGTGGCAGGTGAAGGTCTGGTTGACGGCGATCGCGGTGTCGATCGGGTAGGTGCCCGCGGCCGCGGTGACCACCATCGAGCTCAGCTTGCCGTCGGTCCCCATCACGTGGACGTGGTAGGTCTTCCCGGACGCCAGCGTGACCTGGTGGTCGAGGTAGATGTCGGTGCCCGCGGCCGTCGCGCGCGCGGTGCGGTAGCCTGCGGACGGCGTGTCGAACGGCTTGACCACCGTGTGCTGGAACGCAACCAGGTCGCCCACCTCGCGCAGCACGGCGTCGGCGTCGGCCTTGAACTTCAGGGTGGCATACCAGAGCCGGTTGACCCCGTGCTGGAACGACAGGAGCCGGCGCGCGTGAGCGGGCCTGGTGACGCCGGTCAGATCCTGCTGCTCCCGCCTGGAGGCCAGCGGCATCAGCACGTTGCCGTTGAAGTTGCTCGAGACCTGGTCGGGGAGCTCGACCGGCATCGGCTCGTAGTCCCGCTCCTCGTTGTAGATCTGCGCCTCGAGGATGGTGGGGCGGTTGCGGGTGTCGCGGAAGACTACCTCGACGTCGGCGACGTCGGCCTCGCTGAACACCGCCAGGATCGGCCGCGGGAGCGCGACCGAGTCCGGGTGCTCGAACTTCACCTTGAGCTTCCGGCCGGTCCAGAGCGGGATGGCCTGGCCGGCCCGGAAGATCCGCAGCAGCTTCTCGTGGGCGCCCTCGCCGTCGTCGACGTTGAGGTCGCACTGGTGGCGCGGGTGGGTGCCGCCGCGGCCGTCGTCGACGAGCTCGGCGCAGTAGAGGCCCCAGTCCTCGAAGCTCTGCTCGTCGATGTGCTCCGGTTTCATCCACCGGCCGAGGCCCCACTTCTTGTTGGTCAGGACCTCGTACCCGAGCCACGCCGGGCTGCGCCCCGGCACGTCGCCGCCGCCCGTCGTGAAGGCCCTGGGTTGCCAGGTGCCGCCGGTCTTCCACGCAACCGCTGGCCCATCGGCGATTGTGCTGATGTTGACTTGGGTGCCCTGGATCTGCTGGGTGGCGATGGTCTCGAGCTGCAGCAGCGCGCGGCGCGGGAAGCTGAAGTCGAAGCCCGTGCCTTCGGCGAGCTGGATCCACGTCGAACTGCTCAGGGAGTTGGCGTCGTCATCCGGCGTGGTCCTCTTGACCTCGATCTCCCAGCGCTTGCGGCTCGGGAACTGGACGATGAACGACCAGACGAAGGAGCTGCGCCGGGCGTTGGTCTCCTGGACCAAGAGCTCGCTGCCCCAGGTGGGTGTGCCGGCCTCCCGGAATCGGTAGGAGAACCGCACGAACTTCGCCACGCCATTCCCCTGGAACAGGGCATCGAAGCGGATGCGCACGCGGGCGGACGTGACCTCGCCCACGGTCTCGTGGGTCTGCGGGATGTTGAAGGCGAGGCCCTTCTCGACGTTGTAGAGCGTCCAGCTCCGCACCTGGCGCGGCATGGGGTTCTGCCAGATCGTGCCGCTGCGCACGGAGACGGAGGCCTCGGCCAGGTTGACGTTGGTGCCGTTGATCCGGAGCCCCACGGGCTGCAGGGACGTCAGCCAGTTCGTGTTGTACAACCCGCCCATGTCGTTGATCTCGGGTCGGGTCACCAGGTCGAGGCCCGCGATCGACGTCAGCGGCCCTTCCCCGAGACTCAGCAGGAAGGCCACCACGTCGCGGCCGGCGCCGAGCTCGTAGGCATTGGACGCAACGACCTGCCCGCCGACGCGGTGGCGCCCGAGCAGGACCGGGATCCTGGCGCCCTGGCCGTAGGTCGTCTGGATCCCGCGCCCGTCGTAGGTCGGCGACTCCTGGTCCGAGCGGAGGCGCGGGGGCTTGGGCTTGCCGAGGATCGCCTGCACGCCGAACCCGACCGCCGTCGACACCAGCGAGGTGATCAGGGCCGTGAGCAGGATGGTCCCGAGCTCGATTCCCCCGAGCCGCGGCGCCACGATGCAGGTCGCACCAGGCAGGATCGGCGCGTCGAAGTCCTCGAGCGGCGAGCCGTTCACCATCACCCGCAGGGGCCCTGGCCCCCAGCGCTCCGGCCACATGGCCAGGATGTCGCGCCCGGTCAGGCCAGCCGCAACCTCTCGCTGCATCCGGTCCATGGGCCCGAGGACCGTGGTCAGGAAATGGATCGTGACGGGGGCGTTGGCGTTGACCAGGGTCGTCATACCTGCGGCCTCCAGACCGAGTGGAGCCGCGGCTCCCACACCTCGAACCGCACGTACTGGCTCCGCGTCTTGCGCTGCGCGCTGAGCGTCAAGCCGATCGGCGCCATGAGCGCGATGTGTGACGGCGTGCCATCCTCGAGGATCGACAGGAAGTCACCAGGCCGCGGCGGCCCGTCGACCACGCGCCGCCAGCCGGCGGGGAAGAGCTGCTCGAGCTCGCGCTCGCCGGCCTTCCACCGCTGCTCGATCGAAAGCCACGGATCTTCAGACAGAATGCCGAAGCCCACGTCGAGGCCCATGAGCGCGAGCCCCAGGCAGTCGACACCATCGAGGGTCCGCCCGCCCTCGACGAACGGGATCCCGACCAGGTCCTGGAGCCGCCTCAGGACCGCCGCGTCCGACAGGTCGATGCCAGGCCGGCGCATCATGCGAGCTGCCTCGGCAGGCTGAGCCAGGCGCCGAAGCGGCGCGGGTGCATGACCGGCCGCCCCGTGGCGCCCTCGTCAATGCCGTGCGCCTCGCAGTCGACGACGTCGAAGCGACAGGTGGGCAGCGAGCCGCGGTAGCCGCACTCCTCGCTCATGTAGTCCCAGCCGCAGAGCAGCGCCGCATAGGCCGCCTCCGGCATGGGGAGCGACACGAAGTTCGGGACCTCGCAGGCCAGGCCGATGCCCTCTTCCGTGACCTGGCAGCCGGTGATCTCGTAATCCGACCGCAGACCGTCGGTGGGGCTCGTGGCGCGCAGATTGATCGAGGTGCACTTGAGCTGCAGGCCAATGAAGCCCTTGGCCATCCAGACGTAGCGGGCCAGGTCCTTGCGCACGTTGCTGAACGTGACCTGGAACTGTGGCAGGTTGCCCTCGCTGTCCTCCTGCTGCAGGCCCTGCGAGACCGGGAATGGCACGTAGGTCTCCGCGTTCCAGGTCACCGGCGTGTTGACGTTGGTGCACAGGAACCGCAGCACGTTGGCGGTCGAGTACTCGAGCTGCAGGTCGTAGAGCCAGGCCCACGGGTAGGCGTTGTGCTGGCGGAGGACCTCCCGGATGGTGGTGGCGGCCGCGCTCTTCATGGCGTGAACCACACAAGCTCGAGGGCCTCGGCCTCGACCCGCCTGATGCCTGCCTGCCCAGACCACGCCTCCCGGAAGCCCTGCACGCGATACGGCTTCTGCGCGGGCCGGTCGGGTGCCTTCCAGCGGTAGCAGCCTTCGGTGGTGCGCAGGGCGCCGAGGAACGCCAGGAGCGTGGTCGCGTCGGCGTCCTTCAGGCTCCACGTCTTGCGGAAGCGCCGGTACGGCACCAGGAACCGGGAGTGCGTGATCTCGTAGCCCCGGCGCGGGAACTTGGTGCCTCGGGTCTCTCCGCCGAGCAACTCGAACTGCAGCGGCTCATGTGGCTCGAACGGCAGGAGCGGCAGCGCCGAGACGTTGAGGGTCACCTCGCGCCCGGGCACCACGATGATCGTCGGGCCCGGCGCAGGCTGCGCGATCGCCTGGATCGGGTCATAGGTCGTGGACCAGTTACAGACGAACACGTCGAAGGCCTTCGTCTTCTGGTCGTACGAGCTCAGGGTGTACGGGTTGGTCTCGCCCTGGTAGCGGAACCGGTGGGTGCCGCCGCCCAGCGCGTACACCATGCCCCGCATGACCGGCAGGAAGGAGATGGTGTTGGGCGTGTAGACCCCGAGGATGGCGGGGTAGTTCGGGTGGGCGCGGCCGCCGTCCACGTCCAGGAAGCCCGTGAAACCGACACTGGGATTCTGGCCGTTCACCGGCCCCAGGAAGGAGCAGGCATGCGCCGCGATCACCGTGTCGTAGTAGCTCGTTGCCGCCTGGACGTGCTGCACGCTCGTGAAGTTGGACTGGCCGTACTGGCCGAAGAAGTCGGCCTGCGCCGGCGCCAGGTCCTGGCCGGTGGTCTGGCCGAACAGCGTCAGGGGCGGCATCAGCACGCCGAACACGAACCCGCGCAGGAACGTGCCGTTTGCCACGGCGTGCTGGTTCACGACCCCGAGCTTGAGCCGAAAGCTCGTCCCCAGGCCGACCCCGCGGAAGCCGCCGATGGGCTGCTCGTTGTCAGCGAGCTGGCCCAGGCGCGGCAGGTAGTGCGTGAGCAGCCGCGTGGTCCCCGAGGTTGCGTCCTCGAGACGGACCTCGGAGGCTGCGGAGGCCTCACCGGGTGTCAGGTGCGCCCCGTAGTAAACCAGCCAGGTGCCAGCCGGCTGGCTCGAGAGCGTGAAGTCGATCGGATAGGCGAGCGTGCTGGTCAGCGGCTGCGGAGTGAATGCGGACTGGTGGAAGTACCGCATGTCCGAGACGCCGCCGATGGCGGTCACGTCCCAGGCGTGCACGTTGATCTCGTCCACTACCCACCGGGCGCCCGGGTCGCCCAGGTTTTGGATCTCGGTGCGGCCGATGACCTCGAGACTCTCGCCGGCAATCTGCGTCCACGTGTAGTCGAAGATGAACGGCATGCCGTTCCAGCCGCCCGGGGGCGTGCGGCTGCGCCACAGCCGTGGCTCGCGCATCGTGATCCGGTTGTAGAGCCCGTAGTTGGTGCCCCCTCCTCGGCGGATCGAGAGCGTCGCCGAGAGCGGTGGCTGGTTGACGTTCTCGGGCTCCATGTTCCCGAGGATGCCGAAGACCACCGCGACGTAGGTGTGCCCCGTCACGAAGCGTGAGCCGGGCATGGTGACGATGCTCTGCCAGAACCCCGTGACGTTCGAGCGGATCGCCTTGAACACGGGGTCCACCTCGGCCATGCGCCGCTGGCTCTCGAACGCGCCCATGACGACGGTCACCGCTGCCTCCCGATCTCAAGTCTGAGGTTGCGGTTCGTGCCCTTCGTGACACCCTCCAACACCGCCTCCTGGATCTGCTTCCTGTGGGCGGCGATGTCCTGCGAGAACGACTTGGCGTCCTTGTTGATGACGACGGTGACGTTGTTGTTCGTGGTGCCGGCGCCGCTACCGACGCCACCGCCGAGACCGAGCGATTCGGGGCCGCTCCCGCCACCTCCACCCCCTCCGCCCCCCCGTGGAGCGGGGATCTTCGGTCCTCCGCCGGGCTGGCCTGGCGTCGTCGCTCCGGGCACGCCGCCACCGCCGCCCGTGAACAAACTGAACACGAAGCCCACGGCCTGCGCCGAGAGCAGCTTCGCGATCATGTCCGCGAGCACGCGGATGAACACGTCCCGGAACGCCTTCCAGGCGCCCTCGATGTTCTTGATGTCCTGGATGATCGCGTCGGATGCAGCCAGGAACGCGGCCTGCAGGCCGTTCGCCAGGTCGACCGCGGCCTGCTTGCCCTGAGCGTAGAAGTCGGTCCACTTGTCGGCGACCTCGGCAAGCCCGTCCTCGAGGCCTTCCAGGATGCTGCCGTCGAGCTCCCGCATCCGGCGGACGTGCTCCTCCTTGAGGGACTCGATCGCCCGAAACTCCTGTTCCTTGCTGATCACGCTATGGGCAGCGAGCTCCTGGACCTGGCGGATCTCACGGTCCCGGTCGATGAACGACTCGCGCCGCTTCCGCTCGCGGAGTTGGGCGCTGCGTGCATAGACCTGCTCCTCGAGGCGCAGGGACTGATCGATGATCTTCTCGGAGCCGACGCCCGCCGCCGCCAGTCGCGCCATCAGCGCGTTGTCGCGCCGCTCCTGGTCCTCAAAGACCTCGGCGAACGAGCGGATTGGTGAGCCAGCGCCTCTCTTGGCCAGGATCTCAGCCATGCTCGTCCCGCCCTCGATCCTCTCGAAGGTCTCGGCGGCCTTGCTCTCGACGGTCAGGAAATCGAGCAGCCCAAGGGCGGCCTTCTTCAGGGCCGGCACCAGGTTCTGCGACAGCTTGTTGCCCATCCCCTGGAAGCGCAGGTCGAGCTTGGCCATCTCGGCCTCGACCTCGGCGGCCTTCTTTGCCCCCTCGCGGGTGAGCACCGCGCCGAACCTCTCCGCATCGCCGATGATTCCCTTGAACTTCTCGCTGCCATCACCGAGCAGCTCGAGCATCTTGATGCCCTGCCGCCCGAACATCTGCGTCGCGAGCGTGGCCTTAGCGGCCGACCCATCGAGCCGGCCGAAGCCGTCCGCGACCTGCGCGAGCTGGGCGACCAGGTCCCCGCCAGCGCCCTCGAGGTCGGCCGCCGTCACGCCGAGCCGCTGCAGTGTCTGCTGGGCCTTCTTGTTGCCGGTCGCCGCATCCTCCACCACCTGGGCGTAGGTCTTGAGCTGCGTGGTCAGGGTCTCGGTCTCTATGCCGTAGGCCTTCGACGCCGCCACCACGGCGCTCATGGATTCGATGGTCGTGCCAAACGCGCCCGCCAGGTCCTCGACCGCCTGGGCGAGTTCAATCGATGACTTGACGAACGACGCCAGGCCGGCACCGCTCAGCAGGGCCCCCAGGCCGGTGAACTTCGCCGCGAACCCGGCGATCGAGGCCAGGGCCCCACCGCCAAACCGCTTCACCGCGGCGCCCATGGTCTCGAACGCCTTGGTGGCCTGGTCCTTGACCGAGACCTCGATCTTGAGCTGGGTCTTCTTCTCAGCCACCGGTCAGCTCCTTCCGCCGGCGGGCAGCTTCGTCGTCGATGCGCTTGCGCGCGCGGAGCAGGAGTTTGAGGGCGTCGATAAACGTGGCCGGCTGCTCAAACCATGCCCCCTCGCACGCGAGGACGCCGGCGCCGGCGAGCTCCGCGGCGTCGACCATGAGGCGCTCGGTGGCCCGGACGGCGGCGTACGGGCAGAGATCCAGCGGGGTCTTTCCGCTGCCTCCGCACGCTGCGCACTTCTCGTCGTCGCCATCGCACTCCACGCACCGGATGCTGCCCCAGGGCTTGCTCGCCGGTCCGTCGCAGCCCCACTCGCTCCGCCTCTGCCTGGTCTCGTCGTCGTCGCCCCTGCACCGCCGGCAGTCCTGGGGCACTCGGCTCCAGGCCAGCTCGGCGGCCAGCGCTAGCCTTTTTTTTCCTCCGTCGTCAGCCTCTGCCCCTCCTTGATCGCCTCCGCGAGTTCGTCCCGGTCTTCGGGATCGATGAGATCGAGGATCTCGTCCGTGGGCACATCCCGACGCCGCCCGAGCTCGATGGCGCTCCGCGTCTGCCACTCGACCTGCGTCAGCTTGCCGTCGTCCTCGCGAACCCGGAAGTTCTCGAAGCCCTTCAGGCCGAGGCGGAGGACGGTCAGCCGGTTGCTGCCAGCGCTCGACGTGACCTGCTTCGTGGGCGCGTCGAGCAGGTAGGCCTGGTCCTCGAGCGCCGCGCGATCCGTCAGGCTGACGTGGCCGAGCTTCCACACGGTCTGCTCGGCCTTGATCCGCTGCGCCTCCTCGGGCTTCGCACCGTCCGGCACGCGCTCCCGGCGCAGGATGTAGGGCCAGGTCTGGCCGGGTCTGGTTGCGATTGCCATGGTGCGGTCGGTCCTTCCTTTCAGAGGCAGCGGATGAAGAGCTCGTTGTCCCCGTCGTCGGTGTTGCGGGTGTAGCCGACGTCGATCACCACGTTGGCGTTGCCGTCGCGGTTGCCCACCTTGGGCTTGCGGTACTGGACCCTCGGCGCGTCGATCCACAGCGCGCCGCCGATGTTGCCGAAGGGCAGGTTCTGCGCGGTTCCCAACCGGAGCCGGAGGTTGGCCGTCGTGCCGGCCCGCCACTTCGACCAGAAGTCGTAGGCGGCCACCGGCACCAGATCGAAGTCGAGCTGGCCGGTCGGATTGCGGTTCACGACGCGCGTCACCCGCGCGCCCTCCGGCGTGTTCCAGTCCGGGATGGCCGAGAACGCGTTCTGCAGGTCCATGCTCAGCCCGGCGCACGCGAGCGTCGCCGCGTCGATGGATCCGCTCGCGCTGACCAGCCGCGGCGGCATGGACGTGTCGTAGGAGGTGCCGCTGAGCATCGGCGTGTCGAGCACCGCGAGTTCGTAGCCCTGGAAGGCGAACTCGAGCCGGCACACGCCGCCGGTCTTCCAGTCGAACTTCGCGTTGCCGCGGCAGCCGTACGACAGGAAGCCCATCCCGTCGATGTTGAACAGTTGCGAGACGCTGTAGTTCTCGACCACGGCCGCACCGCTGCTCAGCGTGGCCGTGGCACCCGAGGCCTGCGCGGTGATGACGTCGGCGTTGGCCAGCATCGGGAAGCCCGGGATCGGCTCGACCATGATCGCGCTGGCGCCGCCGAGCGGGATCCCGCGGTCGAGCAGCCGGCCGATGCCGCCGCTCGGTGCGCCCTTGACGATCTCGCCCACCGAAGGCGTGCCGGTCCACGCGCCGCGGTTCGCCGACGCCCACACGCGCGACGTGGGCGCGTAGATGAACCCATGTGCCGTCGAGACCGAGCTCGAGGTGAAGCTGGCGGCGCCGACGGTCACCACCTCAGCGTTGGCGATCGGCACCCCGTTCGTCGGCCAGTAGCAGACCTTCGGCACGCTGGTGGCGTAGTCGCCCATGATGAAGCCGACCGATCCGCTGGTGGCGGCCGTGTAAGCGGCGAAGTCCACGATCGGCCCGCTGGCGATGGCGCCGATGTTCACCTCGTAGAGCTGCCACCGCCGGACGCCGCAGGCGCGGTACGACGAATCGAACTCCGGCGCCACCGGGTGGCTGGTGCCGCCGTTGCCGCCCGGCTTGAGGTCCACCCCGTAGGTGATCTGCGTCCGTCGGCCGCCGAGCAGGGCGATCGGCTTGGACATGGTGTTGCCGACCGGCGAGAGCTCGATCAGGTCGGCATCGTGGGTGTGGTCGACGTCGTAGGCGTAGACCGCGGCCGGGGCCGAGAACGCCGGCGTCGTGCCCTCGATGGTCTCCGGCATCACCAGGATTTGCTGTGAGGCGTGCGGCATAGGTCAGTCCCTCGAGAGAAGTTCGATCACCTCGACACTCGCGTCGTTGTTCACCACCCCGTGCCGCACGCACCGCAGCGAGCTCCCGGTGCGGGCGGTCACCACGGTCCCGTCCGGGGCGTGGAAACTGAGCTCCCCTCCGCCGTGCCGGTGGTCCGGGTTGTCGAACGCCTGCTCGAGCAGGTCGATGACGGTGTCGGGCATGCCGGTGAAGTCCAGCTGCCAGCGGCGCGGCACCCGGTCGTCGGTCGCCTCGGCGATGCTGCAGCCCTGCTCGAAGTCGCTCGCGGCGAGCGGCAGCTCGCGCGCGACGACGTACCGGGCGAAGGGAGCGATGAGGTCGCTCATGGGTGCGACGGGTCCTCCTCCCGGTGGATGTAGTGGACGGCGAACGCCACGGAGACCCCGAAGTACTTCGGCGTGCGCCAGGGCGAGCGATCGCCGGCCACGGTCTGGAGCGCCCGCGCCGTCCCGCCTGGCACGGTGCGGTGCTTGTCCAGCATGACGGCCCTGACCACGTCGGCGACCCAGGCCACCAGGTCGGCGTCATGGTTCTTGGCCGGGATGCCCTGCGCGCGCGGCAAGGCAAACACGTCCACCACCACCTGAGCGATGGTCCGTGCCTGGCCGAAGAAGCGCACCTCGCCGCCCGGGGCCTGTGCGTCGTGGGCCGTGGTGGACTCCTCCTCGCTGGTCTCGTTGAGCCAGGCCACGTTCGCCGACACGCCCTCGCCGACGTTGGGCTCGCCGCGGTGACGCAGGCGGAACACCCTCTTGGCCGGCATGTCGTGGGCGTAGCCGTCGTCCTGGTTGATGCCCTGCACCGCGGCCGCGACGCTCTGCAGGATCCCCTCGAGGATGCTCGGGCTAGCCGGCACGGAGGCTGATCCCCTTCTTCTCGAAGGCCTCCTTGACCGCGTCGTCGATGCGCTCGCCGAAGCGGCGCTCGGCTTCCGGCAGCCCCTTCTCCCACTGCTCGATGAACTGCAGCCGCGGCTTCAGCTTGATCTCGTCGACCAGCAGCCAGGCCGCCTTGCCGAGCACCCACTTCCGGCCCCGGGAGAACTCCTTCGGCTTGAGCACCAGGTTGCCCCGGCGCGTGCGGATCGTGACGTACTTCGTGAGGAGCTGCCGCCGGACATTGAAGGGCGAGCTGAACTCCTTCTTCCGCCGGAGTCCCTTCCCGCGGGCCCCCATGATCGGCTCCGCGATCTTCTTGCGGCCGCCGGTCGGCTTGATCGTCGCGCCGGTCTCGTGCGCGAACGCCACTGGCGAGCCCGTCCGCAGGCTGCCCGAGATGTCCCCGAGCTTGGTGACGTTCTTGACGTCGATCGGCCAGAAGCGCGTCCTGCCGAGCCGCGTCAGGTTGACCGGGGTCTTGGCGAAGAAGTCCTTCCGGAAGCCCAGCAGGACGCGCTTGATGCCCTCCGTGACGTACTTCGCCATGATCTTGGGGCACTCGCGGAAGCCCCGCTCGATCGTGGCGGTGTCCATCTTGAGGGCGATGCTGCTCACTGCGCGCACCGGAGGGTCCACGTGCCGGCATCCTGGTTGAGCAGCTCGAGCACGCGCCAGCGCACCGGCTCGCCGCCCTTCTGCGCGGGGCAGTCCACCAGGTCGACCTGGACCTGGACCTCCGCGATCCCCCGCGCACCGGTCGGGTCGTTGCCGACCCGGATGGTGATCTCGTTGCGGGGAGAGCCGCCATCGTCAGGCCCGACCACCGCCGGCGGGTCGCGATCGACCAGCGCCGAGATCTGGCGCGGTTTGTACAGGTGGCCCTCCAGGTAGTACGTGACCGGCTCTGCGAAGTCGTCCTCGTTGAGGAAGACCCGCAGAGCGTCTTCGCGGATGAGGTCCGCCAGCGTCACGGCTTGCGCTTCTTCTCCTTCCGGGGAGGGGCGGGAGGGGCACCTGGCGGGGGAGGCGGATCGCCCTCGTCGGCCGCGTCGCCGGTGTCGGCATCGGCATCGCCATCGGGCACCTTGCGGACGATGAGGCCGTGTCGCTTGAGCAGCTCCAGCGCCTCCTCCGGGTCGATGCCTGGCGGCACGTGGCCGACCATGAGCGGCACCTCGGTCGGGCACCACAGGCCGTCGGGCCCGCGGCGCCGCCGAGAGAACAGGATCTCGATCTTCATCGGGGATCAGCTCCTGGTCACGAGAACGTGACCTGTGACGACTTCTGCCACGAGCCGTAGCCCGCGCCGCGCGACAGGAGGACGCCGTGCTCGTGGGCGTCGTTGTCGTGCTCGTAGTCGGAGTTCTCCGCCTTGCTGGTGATCTCGATGAACTCGTCCTGGCGGATGAGCGCCTGGCCGTCCGCGACCGAGACGAAGGCGCGCGCGGCGTTGGTCAGCCGCGAGGTCCAGGCCAACGTGAAGTTGAGCCCGCCGAGGACGTTGAGCACGTTCGTGCGACCGCCGGCGCCGGCGGTGTCGACGATCACGTCCGCACCGAGTGCCGCGGCCGCGGCCGACAGGAGCGGGATCGGGACGGTCACGAGGAACTCGGTGACGTCCTCGTTGATCGGCTCGCCCACGTCGTCCTTGAGGTTGAGCAGGACCTCGACGGCGTTGAGGATGCCGGCCTCCATCGCCCCGGCCGTCGGGTCGGCGCCGCCGCCCTGGGCCACGATGTTGGTCTGGTTGGCGCTGCCGTTCTCCGTGTGCGCGTTGGAGTAGAACGCGACCCCGTCGTACGCGAGGTTGGTCGCGCCGTTGTTGAGCAGGTTCGCCACCAGCTTCTGCCAGTGCTGGTTGACGCGTGCGGTGAGCTGGCCGATGCGGCGCTCGACCTGGCCCGTCTTGTTGCGCCGGCGCTCGTCGCCGTAGACCGTGAGCTCGGCCGAGAACTTCTGGTTGCGGAGGACGTACTCGACAGGCCGCAGGTCGTGCGGCATGCGCTTGCCCTTCCACTCCGAGACGCCTCGGATGTTGCCCAGGCCGGCGTAGGTCTCCGATTCCTGATCGCTGTCCAGGACGGGACCCGCCAGCTTGGTGACCCAGTCCTCGGGTCGCGGCGCCGTGATGTCGTGGAACAGCCGGGCGCGAATCGCCCGGCTGCCAAGGTTGCCAAGTGCCATGGTAGGTGACCCTCCCTCAGACCGACCGCAGGTGAGCGGCTTGGTAGAAGACGATGAACTTGCCGTCGCGGAAGTTTGCGATCTTCCCGACGGAGACCCTGGTGCCGGCGGTGGTGTCCCACCCGTCGCCGTCGTCGCCCAGGTAGACCTGGGTCCCGACGTCGTCGAGGCTGTCCGCACCGGTGATGGTGGTGACTTCGACGTAGCCCTCCTCAGACAGGAGGGCGTCCTTCGCGCCGGTGGCGCCGGTGTTGTCCACGGTCTCGACCGCGAACCCCATGAAGAGCGGGGCGGTGAGACCGGAGGCGACCTTGCGGACTCCGGTCGCGGCGGTCTCCTTGCAGACGGCGGAGCCGGCCCAGACCTTCGTCGCCGTGAGTACGGCGTGCAGGGCGAACGGCTTGGTGTGGTTGAGGCGCCGTTGGCCCTCAGCGGAGAGAGCAGTCATAGGTCACCTCTTTCCCTTCTTGGCGCCGCGCGTGAACGCGCCCGCGGCCTCGCCGGCGCGGTGCGCGAGGTAGTACTTCAGGTCGCCGAACTCCGCGCGGAGCTCCGCGGCCGTGACCTTCTTGCCGTCGAGCTCGCCGCCGAGCTTCTCGAACTCGGCCTTCCAGCGCTCCTGGTCGCTGGCGAACTCGTGGACGGTCGCGCCGGGGGCCGCCGGCTTGGCCGGCTCGGCCGGCACGCCAACCGGATCGCTGGCGGCGCCGGTGATGGCGGCGAGGCGGTTGCCGCGCATGCGGCGGTCGTCGGCGAGGATGGCCTTCAGGCCATCGGCCACGGACAAGCCGTCCTTGACGAGCTTGCCGAGCAGCTCCCGGTGAGCGTCCGGGCAGGCGTCGAAGAGCTCGGACATGCGTGCCCGCTCCTGGGCCGCGCCTTCCTTGACAGCCGCTTCGCGGACCGCCGCGTAGAGGCCAGGATGCTCGGCCTTGAAGCGCTCGGCCGTCATGGGCTCCTGGGGGCCCTGGTTCGAAGTCCCTGACATGGGTTCCTCGTGAGGTGGTGCCGCCGTGGCGCGGACGCCAGCTTCTGGCGCTCCGGATGCCTGGGGCACGGTGACGGCCGCGGTTGCGGCCACGGACGACGGCACCGAAGCGGCGCCGCCGTTGAGTTCTGCGATCAGCGCGGCGAGCTCGCCGATGCCATCAGCAAGGCCCTGCGCCACGGCCTGGGCGCCGATGTGCACGGCGCCGTCCCCGAGCTCGCGGGCGCGCTCGGTCGACATCCCGCGGCCGCGCGCGACGGCCTCGATGAACAGGTCGTAGTACGCGTCGATCTCGCGCTGGATCGAGCCGAGCTGGTCGTCGGTGATCTGGGTCCCCGGCACACCGATGCCCTTGAAGCGGCCGGTCGACACCAGGTGGACCTCGACGCCCTCGTTCTTGGCGAGGCGGCTCAGGTCCTGGATCGCCACGTAGACCCCGATCGACCCGACCGCGGCGTCGCGGCTGGCCACGACGCGGTTGGCCTGGCTGCCAATCCAGAGGGCGGCGCTGGCCATCAGGCCGTTGGCGTAGGTGACGATCGGCTTCTGCTCGCGCGCCGCGTGCACCAGGTCGGCGAGCTCGGTCACACCGTCGACCGTCCCGCCGGGGCTGTCGACGTTGAGCAGGATGGACTTCACGTCCGGGCGCGCGAGCGCCTCGCGCAGGGTCTTGCCGACCGCCTGGGTCGAGGTGCCGCGCGGCTGGGAGGCGCCGTTCACCTGGCGGGCGTACTTGGCGATGACGCCCGCGATCGGGATCACGGCGACCGAACCGACCACGTCCAGCGTGGAGGATGGCGCAGGGACCCGGTCCTCGCGCCCGGCGACCACCGCGGCGACCTCCTCGTCGGAGAGGCGGACCCCTTGGACGTGGCGAACGACGATCGCGGCGAGCTGCTTCAAGACGCCCTGGTCCATCGCCCAGGCCTTGGCCAGGAGGTAGTCGAGCAGCGGGCTGCACTGGGCGTTGGTCATCGCGTCGCGGCCTCCTCCTCCACCTGGTCCGCAGGCTCGGTCTCTTCGCCCGGCTGCTGGTCCTCGTCTTCCTCATCGCCATCGGTAGGCGGCGCGGCCGACCCTGGTGCCGGCGCCGCGGCGCCGGCCGGCGGCTGCAGCACGACGCCCAGCTCCTTCACGCGCTTCTGCTCGCGCGCGAGCTGGTGCAGCACGTCCTCCCAGTCGAGTTCCTGCCCACCGCACTCGTCCTGCAGCGTGCTGAAGCCCGAGTCCATCCGCAGCTTGGCCGCCTGGGCCTCCTTGACCGGGTCGACCCATCCCATGCCCGGGCGGCTCCAGCGCGCGCGCGTCCAGGCCTCGAAGTTGTCGTAGAGCGGGACACCCGGCAGCTCGCCGCGCAGCCAGCCCTCCTCGATCACCATCTGCCACTGGGGGTCGCAGAAGTGGCAGACCATGTAGACCTGCTCGCAGCGGAACATGCGCCGGACCTCGATCAGGGCCTGGCGCGAGCTGCTGTAGGTCGAGCGGCGGAAGTCCTTGCTCACCTGCTCGTAGCTGAGCCCCGTCGCCGCGGCGAACGTGCGCAGCACCGCTGCGGTGAACGGCTCGAACGACTGGCCCGGGCGCATCGGGTTCCCAAACTCGATGGACTCGCCCGGCTCGAGGTACTCCAGGATCCCGGGTGCCAGCTTCTGCCGGCGGCCCTCGAGGTCGGTGCCGGCGTCTCCGTCCAAGGCACCCTCGGCGGCGGGAAGCGGTGACGCCTTCTTGATGAACCCCGCGTAGCAGGACGCGATCCGAGCTGCCATCAGCTCGTTGTCCATGTAGTGGTCGAAGTCCTCGAACGACTCGAGGGCCGAGCTGAGCAGCGGCTCGCCGCGCGTCTGGCCCACCCGCTTCTGCCGGAACAGGTGGATGATGTTCTGGCGGCCGGCCTTGTTGTAGCGGGGCACGAACGCGTAGTTGCGCTCCGGCACGAAGCCGATGATTCCCGGGTGGAACTTGCTCACCCAGTAGCCGAGCGGCTGGCCGCGATCGCCGAGCTGCACGCCCATGCGCAGGAGCTCGCTCTCCTCGAGGGCATACGGCGAGATGGTCACGGTGGACGCCGCGCCCTTGCCGCTGGGCGTGTCGACGCGGTCGGCCTCGATGAGCTCGATGGCGTGTCTCAGCGGACGCCTGGGATCGTCGATCATCACGTGGTGCGCGAACACGTCGCCGCTGTCGATCCGCGACCGGTATGCGAGCCGCGTCAGGCCATAGAAGTTCTGGCGTTCGGTGGAGTCAGCGTGAGGGACCCACCGCTCGAACCAGCGCTCGCACGCGGTCTGCCACTCCTCCGCCTTCTTCTCGGTGATCCCGAGCTCCTCGTGGTTGACGCGGGACTGTGGCCGGAAGCCGGTCCCGACCACGTTGTCCACCATCGTGTCGCCGATCCCGGACGCGTGCGG